ATTCACAAGCAGTAGGTAACTCAAGTGTTACATCTGCAATGATTGTAGATGGTACAATTGTTAATGCAGATGTTGCTTCAAATGCAGCTGTTGCATACTCAAAACTTTCACTTTCAAATACAATTGTAAATGCAGATATTGCTTCAAATGCAGCTATTAATACAACAAAAATAACAAATTGGGAAGATGATCAAGTTGTATTATCATCTCAAATTTTCAATTAATTAAGGAGGTAACATGCCAATAGATTTCCCAAACTCTCCAGTCGCAAATGATATTTATGTCTATTCCGGTAAAAGCTGGATTTATGATGGCACAACTTGGAATCTTCGAGGTATTGCCGCAGGTGCAGGCTCAATAACATCAACAGAGTTAGCAAGTAATTCAGTTACAACTGATAAAATTGCCGCCAATGCAGTTGTTGAAGCCGATATTGCAAATGATGCAGTTACAACAAATAAAATTGCAGCAAATGCAATTACTTCTGATAAGATTTTAAATGGTACAATAGTAAATGTAGATGTTTCATCAACAGCTGCTATAGATTCTACAAAAATTACGGGTTGGGAAAATGATCAAATTATTATTCCATCTCAGATTTTTAATTAATTAAGGAGAAATAAATGGCAACATACGCAAAAAATCACCTCTCGGCTTCAACCGATGGTCGCATGATAAAGGTTGCAGCAACGGCAACCGCAGGGACCACAATTCACACTGGCCCAACCAACACCGCACACTTTCATGAAGTATGGCTGTATGCGGTCAACTCAGATACGACCGACCGCAAACTGACGATTGAGTGGGGTGGCACATCTGCACCTGATGACTTAATTGAGTTCACCGTCAAGGCTGAGAACGGCTTGTATCTGATTGTTCCGGGGTTGGTGCTGCAGGGGAATGCGACTGCGCTCGTTGTTCGAGCGTTTGCTGCGACCGCTAACGTCATTTCCATTGCGGGTTACGTCAACGAAATTGCGTAAGGCCTGATACAATGTCTAGGCAATCAGTAAACAGGGGCGGTTCACAGGTTGGTACGACGCTTGCACCTCGTGGCAAACGCACTGGCACTGGTCAAGTGCATAGTTTATGGTTAGGAGGAAGTTCCAACCCATTTGGTGCGGCAACTGGTGGAACAGCATCAACAATTGCCGTTGATGGTCAGCCTTATACATTGCTCACATTCACTGGTGCTGGCACTTTGACGATTACCAAGGCTGGACTTTTTGATTTGCTCGTTGTTGGTGGCGGTGGAGGCGGCGGTGGAAGAAGTGGCGGTCCAGACAACGGAGGTGGTGGAGGTGGTGGCGGAGGAGTCGCATCATCTCTTGCTGTTAACATTTCTGCTAATCAAAGCGTCACGATTGGCGGTGGTGGCGGTGGCGCTGGACCCGATAGCAATGGTAGTGGTGGTGGTAGTTCAAGCATTGGCTTGCTACTTAGTGTTGGTGGTGGCGGTGGTGGCATCTGTCAAGGAAGCGGAGGCCCTGCTGGCTCTGGTGGCGGTCCTGGCGGTCACGCTGGTAATGCGCCTCCGTATCCTTACGCGGTTGGTGGCGGTGGCAGTGCTGGTGGCGACATTTCTACATTCCTTGGTCAGCCAGCATCAACTACTCGTCGTGGCGGTGGTGGCGGTGGCGGTGGTGGCTTATATGGTCCAGGTGGCAGTGGTGGCGCTGGTGGTGGCGGAAATGGCGCTGGAAGCAACTTTGGAACTGGTAGTGCTGGTTCTCCAAGCACTGGCGGTGGTGGCGGTGGTGGCGCACGACCAGGAGACCCACAAATCTACAACGGAAACAATGGTGCTGGTGGAGTTGTTTACGTTCGCTTCATCCCAGACTAAACTAAAGATCAATGACACAACAAACTGTTCTTTACAAAACCGAAGACGTAGCAATCACTTACCCTTGGTGTTTCAAACACGAGGCATTTAATTCTGGCGAATTGAAGAGTATTGTTGCGTACTGCGATACCTTGGAGAAAAATGCAGCAAGAATAAGAAAAGAAGGAATTAACAAAGATCAAAGGGATTACGGTGTTGATAGCAACATACGAAGATCAAAAATTGCTTGGGTTTCTTACAACGATTTAGCCGCATGGTTTTTTGACCGTTTGATGATGGAAATAGGAAACCTCAACAAACAGTTTTACAATTACGATTTGTGGGGAACTGACATCTTACAATACTCAACATATGACGACGTTGAGCAGGGAATGTATGATTTTCACATGGACATTACGCTTGGTACATCATACGAAAACAAGAGTCATGCTAGGAAACTATCTGCAACTTTGTTGTTGAATGATGACTTTGTTGGAGGAGAGTTTGTCTTCAATCTTAGAAGAGAGAATGACCCGACACCAGTTGAACTGAAAGCTGGCTCCCTGATTGTATTTCCGTCATATTTGCTACATAAAGTAAATCCGGTGACTTTGGGATGTAGAAAATCATTAGTTACTTGGATTCTTGGTCCCTCTTTCCGTTAGGAGAATGAACAAATAGCACATTTTGCTCAACTCAACGATGTATTCATTGCACCTATAATTTCTGAATAAAACCCAAATAATTTTTGGGTATTTCGTTTTTTATAATCAAATATGCTATTATTGATAGCAAACCGATCAGGAGGTTATTTTTAAAATGGCACATTTTGCTCAAATTAATTCCGACAATGTTGTAACCCAAGTCATTGTGGTTTCCAATGCTGACTGTGGTGGTGGAGACTATCCAGGGTCAGATTCAATTGGAGCCGCCTTTTGCACAAACCTTTTGGGTGGCACATGGAAGCAAACATCTTATAACAACAATTTCCGCAAGCGTTATGCCGGTATTGGATATACATTCAATGCAGAGCTTGATGCATTCGTTGCACCAAAGCCCTATCCATCTTGGACACTCAATACAACCACAGCGGATTGGGATGCACCTGTTGCTCGACCAGCCGAAGGCAACTGGGCTTGGAATGAATCAACTCAGGCATGGGATGTGGTAGCAACACCGGGGGCGTAAATGCCTATTGATTTCCCCAACTCTCCAGCCGTAAATGACATTCATAGTGCCGGTGGAAGAACTTGGCAATATAATGGAACAAGTTGGGTCTTACAATCATTTGTTGGCGCTGTAGGTGCGGGTGTAGTTGGATCAACAGAGTTGGCAGCAAATGCTGTAACATCAGCAAAGATTGCGGATGATTCGGTGACTTCTGCAAAGATTGCCGCAGGCGCTGTGGTAGAAGCAGACTTGGGAGCTGGCGCGGTTACTGTTGACAAAATCGGCACTGGTGCTGTTGCTACAGCAAAACTTGCAGACAACGCAGTAACACAGGCAAAGATGGCGAGCACTATTTCGGCTGTAACAATTTGCACTTCTTCTACTAGACCTGGCTCGCCGTTTACAGGGCAGGTAATTTTTGAGACCGATACAAACAAGATGAAAGTTTGGCTTGGTTCACAGTGGTCAAGCGGAACTTCACATGTAGGGGCAGTTTCTATTGAGTATTTGGTTATTGCAGGCGGTGCTGGTGGAGGTGCTGGTTCCAATAACGGTTCATCTGGGGGCGGTGGTGCTGGGGGTTACAGGTCTTCAGTCGCAGGGGAATCTACTGGTGGTGGTGGAACTCTTGAATCTGCTCTTTCTTTGGGGACAGGAACGTACACGGTCACGGTTGGCGGTGGGGGAGCAGTTGCTACTGATGGAAGCAATTCAGTATTTAGTACAATTACTTCTACTGGTGGTGGTAAAGGCTCTACTCGTGCAGACGGTGCAAGTTCTGGTGGTTCTGGCGGTGGCGGTGGTGTTACCGCATCTAGTACTACATCAAATGGTGGTTCTGGAACAGCAAATGAAGGTTACGCTGGAGGAAATGGTTTCATAGATACTAATTGTTGGCCAGGTGGAGGTGGTGGTGGCGCAAGTGCTGTTGGTGCTAATGGAGCCACAAACACGGGAGGAAACGGTGGAAATGGGATAAGTAGTTCAATTACTGGTTCTGCTGTTACACGAGCAGGCGGTGGTGGCTCTGGAATTCAAGGAATTGATAAAACATTCGGCTCTGGTGGAACTGGTGGCGGTGGTCGTGGAGCACGTTCGGTTCCTTCGGAAGCAGCAGTTGGCGGAACTGGAAATACTGGAAGTGGGGGTGGTGGTGGTTGTCAGGCTTCAATTACTGGTGCGGCGGGCGGTTCAGGAATAGTAATTGTCCGATATCTCACTGCTGAGGCATCTGCATACACAATCACTGGCGGAACAGCGACGACTTCGGGTTCCTACACAATTAGAACATTCACCGCTTCAGGAAGTTTGGTGATTGCCTAATGCCGATTGACTTTCTAAAAAATAAAATATATCTTATAATGGTTGGGTGAAAAAATTAATCCCGGTTTTATTATTGCTTCTTGTAGGCTGTGGTTATGATGGCAA